ACCTGCTCAAGCACTGGCTCAGGGGTATCGGTTTCGATATCCTCGAACTTCTCAGCAATCATCTCAGGGCGAGCAATCTTCTCCAGCTTTAGAACATTGAGAATAAGGAACTTATCGGTTGCGGTGAAAACACCATCTTCTTCCTCATACAGTTTCAAGACAGCCATCTGGCCTTTAGCCATTTCGACCTCGGCAAGAATCTCAGGGTCAAAGACATTCCAAGACACATAGTCACCAGGCTGGAGGGAATCTACCGCAGCGCGCTCGCCAACAAACTCCTCATCAGCGTTGATGCTCACCGCAACAGCCTGATCAATCGCTGACTGTTTGGTGTCATGGCAACCAAGCACCGCGCCAGCCTCATCTTCGACAGCCCAACCTGAGCAGTCTGGATTTTCTTGAGTTATGAAATAAGGCATTACTTGACCACCAATATTCTTAGATTTAGATCGCTCTCGCTGGTTATGGCATACAGCTCATCACCTGGAAGAAGTTGAACCTGACCAGTCTGAGTTGCTACGGCGTGCATACCATTAGCAACAGTGACATCAGAGCCGCCAACAAAGATTTCTTTATTCTGGTTGTGTTCATGGTTGTGGATGCACACATGCTGAACCGAGGTGCTGGCAGGAACTACTAAAGTCCTAACCCCCGAGGCTAGAGTGTATGCATAAGTTTTGACAGTCATTAGACCCCATAAACCGAAGCAGGGTTAGCAGGGTCAATAGTTGCCACCGCTTGCAACTGAGTCGAAGGGACACCGCTGTGTGCGATAGCAGCGATACCGAAAGCCTTGAGAGTTTCTTCTGGATCGAAACCAACCTGAATCAAGGCCTTGACCATTTCAATCTTCCCTTGCTGTTCTGGCAAGTTAGCAGCTGAGAGGTTGACATTGGCTAGAGGCACTCGGTAGACATCGCCACCATCAACAGGGGTCATGTCCTCGATTCGGCGCACATCATTGATGCTCATGAAGCCAGACTGCAAGCCGGTTGAGTAGGCAGTGATTCGGCTGTTGAAGTCACCGCGCAAGAGGCCATCGACATTGAACTTGAGGAAGGCTTGCTCAGGTAGTAGGCGAGAGTAAGACCATTCCAACTTTTCGATGAAAGGTCGCAAGGTGTGAGTGACGAACTGAATCGCGTTCATTTCCGATGAGGCGTAGCTCTGAGCGCCTGGCACATCCATCATGCTTAGAGGCACATTGAACAAGCGAGCAACCTCTTCAACAAAGAAGCGGCGCGACTCAATGAACTGGCTCTGGTCATTCTTGACAGTCATGTCCTTGACAGTTGTTCCGCCAGTGGCAATGAGAGCCTTGCCAGACTTGCGCCAACCGCCATGCTTGTTGTTCAGCGAGTCTGACAACTGGCGAGCCTGATCAGGGGTTAGGTTGCCAGGCACTTCAGCAACTAGCGCACCAGTGACACCCTGACCAAAGAAGGCGGCAGCAAAGTTCTGAAGGGCGATGCCTAGACCTAGTGCTTCGCGCAATCGCTCTACGCGGCTAACACCGATAATCGCACCAGGCTCAAGCAAGTCAGTTAGGTGCATAACCTCATCAGAGGTTAGCGCCTTCTCCTCGCCCTCATAGTGGAACAGTTTGCGCCCGATAGCAGAGCGGCTCACTTCCATCTTCTGAGGGTCAAGAGCTACAAGGTTGACAACATCACCGCGACTGTTGCGGAAGATGCGGACATAAGCATTGCCCCAGATGAGCAGGGAAACAAGCACAGACTGATAGTGGCCCTGTCTGGTCTGGTCAACATCTGGCTGGTCTACCCAACTCGGGCGAGGGCGGTAAGGCTTGCGGTTGCCATCAATGCGCTGGTAAGCATCCACAGGCAAAGTCGAGATGGTGTCGCTGATTAGCGAGATAGCAGAAAAGACAGGAATCAAACTAAAGGCTGTCTTGCCATTCACCACAGTGTCGGAATAGTTGCCAACAACTAAGTCACCGCCAGCGCCCCAGACAGTCTGGAAAGAAATGGCGCGATCTTCGCGCTTGAACCTATCAAAGAAGTTTGCCATCTATACCTGCCTAGAAATAAAACTGAGGAATAATCTCCTCTTCCATTCTAGCCGAAGCCCTATCATAAGCCATCATCAAAGCGATAGCATTGTCAACCTTGAGTTTTGGCTGCTTGTAATCCTTAGTTATTCGCCCACCGCGAGGATCAATCTTGAGGATGCAGTTGTCAATGTGGCGCGACAGGGCAGGGTCACCATCGTGAACTAACTTGCCAGTCATGATGCCATCCATCAGCTTCGAGGTCGCTGGCACAGTTCGCTCAGGCGAGTTGCGATACATAACCACAGGCACACCCGATTCTTGCCAGAGCAATAACTCATCAAACCAATAAGAAGGGTCACAGGCCATCTCGCGCATCCGAGGGAACTCGGTGTGAAACTTCATCAAGAAGGCTGTCACCTCATCCTTGCTAACTCGCCAAGAATCATCATCAATAGCAAAGTTCTTCTCCCATGAGGCAACTCGCTTCACTCGGAAAGGTGCGCCTTCCTCGGTAGGCAAAGCAACCGCGACAATAGAAGTCGAGTCACCTGACCAAGAACCATCAAAGCCGAGGACATACTCGGTGTCTGCGGTCATCTCCCAGTCCTCAGCGAGCGCATCCCAAGCACCGGCAGGCAACCAAGCCATCTTGCTGTTTACCCACTGGTTCAGTCGCTTAGTGCGGAACTCAGCCTCGGGGGTTCGGCGCACCGCAGAAGCAAAGTCCTCCTCCGAAACCAGATCATCAAAGCCAGGGTTACAGCTCGCCCAAGTTTCAGGCAACCTGTGATCAGCATCCTCATCAGCCTCCCACCAAGCCATAAAGAAAGATGGGTCAACAACCTCGCCCGAGGCAACCTGCTTGCCATACTGGTAAAGGCTGTAAGCAATAGAGTCTTGCCCTGTGGAATCGGTGCGAGTTCCAGCAGTAGTCACACAATACAGTTGCCCAAGTTTGCCTCGGTTACCCATAGCCAGCGAGAACACATCGAACAGCGCCCTGTCCTTGTGGGCATGGAGTTCGTCAATGATGACACAGCTCGGGTTATAGCCCTCTTTAGAGTAAGCCTCAGCGGAAACAACCTTCATGACATTGCCAGAACTAGGCACAAACACAGAGTCCTTATAGACATTGCAGAGTTCGCCTAGTTCAGAATCCACAATCATGCGCTTGCACTCTTCAAAGATGATGCGAGCCTGTTCCTTTTCCGCAGCAGCAATGATGATTTCAGCGCCATTCACACCCTCAGCGAAGAGCTTGAAGATGGCAACACTCGCAGAAGCCCAAGCGCTCTTGCCCGACTTGCGCGGCATCCCAACCAAAACAGTCCTAAAGTTCAGGTCACCATTAGCATCGCGGGCATAAACCGCCCGAGTAAGTTCCTTCTGCCAATCCCTAAAGACAAGGCTAGAGCCGCGATTACCTGCAATGCCATCCTTACCGACCGAGCCGAACATCTCAGCAAAGTCAGTTGCCAGATCACCATCACCGCGCGCGGCAGCATCAGGATCAACCGGAGTCAGCCACTTCGGAGGCCAAGCTTTAGTTGCGGTCATTCCTTCTAGCCATCAATTCTTCTAGTTTGCTCTGCTTCTTGACCTCGGCAATACCCAGCCTCATTCGGGCGGTAGGGCTAAAGCCTAAGTCTGCAAGGTTGCTGACAATCTGCTTATCCAATTCTCGCAATCCTCGGCGCAAGCGCGGATCATCATTGCTCATCACCTTGACTCGGAGATTCCAGCGCTCATCAACCATCTCGGCTGTCATAAGCACTAACTCGATATCGGTTGTTGGGCTAATCCAAGACTGCCCCATTCCCCAGATTCTATCCCACAGCTCTTGCCCATACTTGAGCAGAGGGCGAGCAGGTTCAGGTATGCCATTGGCTTGAGGCAGGATTACAAGGTTGCCTTCCTTTGGCAAGGCGCGCTTGCCGGGGTTGCCCTCGGCTCGCTTCACTTCTAGAGGTTTCGGCGGTCTACCTACTTGAGCCATTACAGCCCCTTGACAGGCGGAGTCACCAAAACTGGAATCCAGTATTTGAGTGGCAAAGGATACAAGCCTTCAACCTGCACATGAGTGCCTGTAACAGTTCGGACTGTGCCATTTACAACTGACTGCCCATTGACTAGCTTGACCCAGCCACCTGGTTCAATATCTTTGATATCTGGCTTCATAGTAGTTCTGCCTTCTGGCCCGTTAGATTTTCCCAGCGCTTCACAATCACATCGACATATTTAGGATCTAGTTCCATCATGTAGCAGGTGCGCCCTGTCTGTTCTGCAGCTATCAGGGTAGAACCCGAACCGCCAAAGATATCTAGAACTATCTGGCCCTGCTTAGATGCATGTCTGATAGCGCGAGCGCACAGCTCGAGAGGCTTGGCTGTCGCGTGGTCATCATTGCGACCCATGATTCGCTGGATTCGCCAAACATCCTGATATTCTCTATCAGTTCCCTGATGAGAGTCAATTTCCGGCTTGCCCTTCTTGCAGACATTAATAATCTCATAGGTATATTGATAGTCGCTTCCAAGACCATGCACCACCTTATCCCAGATGATGATATTGCTAAGTTTAAATTTATCGGTGAGGTAAGGCACTAGTTCATGGTTTCGCTTCCAAGCAAAGCAGACATAAAGCGCGGAGTCCTGCTTAGTGAACTGATTAAGGGTAAGAGTAAAGTCTTTCATAAACTCCGACCATTCTTGGTCTGTATAGTCATCATCAAACATATGGTTCAACCTGGTTGAACCAGCATTGTTCTTCGCAGACATTCCGGTGTTGTAAGGCGGATCGGTGAAAACCATATCAGCTTTATTGCCAGCCATTAGAGCGGATACTGTCTTGTGTTCTGTGCTACTTCCGCACATA